ATGAAGCCCCCAGTGCTCGACGCTTTGGATCATCTTTCGCGGGATCACTAGCGATTGAGCTATTGCGTCATCCGTAACGGACTGACAAATCTTCAGGCCACGCTCATTATCTGCAACTAAAAAGCCAATTGAGGTAACAAGTGGAACCTGAAACTCGGCGGCTTTTTCGAGGCTCTCACCCCATCCCAAAGTGTCATGCGCTGCATCTTCCCAAACTACTTTAACTATCTTCGGAAGAGTTTTCATTCTTCTTGTCTTTTATCGCGTGATACCACTTCCAGACAAGCCAACCGGATTGAAGCACAATATATAACAACGTGGCAAGTGCAACCCATTCATTGAGTGTTAATCCACCCACAGTAACAGCCGTGGTTATGGCTATGGGAGGCGCTGCTTTTACAGCTTCCGTGATGACATCAGACTTTTGTTCCGGCGACATGACAACCTCATACGGCTACTTTACGAATGGCTCTTACAACTAAGGATTGATTCTTAGCGTTGTTGGCTTGACCTCCATCTATAAAGTCAATCCTCGTCGCTGTTGTCAAACCTACACCAGGATTGGTAGAAGTCCAAGTTCTTAGTGTTGTTGAAAAGGCTTGAGAACCACCAGATTGAAATGCAGCCACAGAGGTCTGTGCAGGCGTTCCTGTTGTGTAATTAGAGCCTCTGGAAGGCACTGCGTAGGAGTTGCTTCCTACAGTCGTTACATTCGATGCCGTTGTCGGTTTTAGGTTGTAATAACAGATCTCTAGCTCATACAAAGCAGGTAGATACCAATCTGAATAGCCGTTGATTGTTAGTGCGGCACACCACTGAGCAGCAGGGTAGGTAGCTGAGTCTAATTCAGCGGTATTGGTCGCCCCATCGTAGGAAGATAAGCCTAAAGAGTCTGAGGTTGCAGAGGTCTTGTAGTTGATAGACGCGTTCTCACCCGATGACTTAGGCGAGACAAGTAGGTAATAGGTATTGCCACCAAAGGAGATCTGTCCTGCGTAGTAGCCACCTTCCCAGAACTCACCGATAGCAGACGGTCCAAAGCGATTACGAGCACCTGGGCCAAAACCTCTGACAGAACCACCTCCTAATGCTTCTAGGACAGGCATTATGCGTACCTGGATTGGCTAGCTAAGACAGTAAATGCTGCTGAGCCTGTCTTGATGATCGAATAGGAATACACATCGATAGAACTAGCATTGCCTGCTGTAGGAGCAGTACCACCTAGCCACTTAGGTGTAACCGATGAACCATCTACTTGCACCGCAGAGTTGTAGTAAGCAGTGCTTCCATTAGTGACTAAGAAGGCACAGGTTAAGACTTCTCCAGTAGCCATTGCGGTATTCAATGACGTACCAGAAGAGGCTCTGAAGTTAACTGTGAAGTTCCCAGAGGCATTGGTTGTGTAGTACAGGACACCTTGGGTTGTCGTGTCAAAGTTGATCGTACCTGTTGCTGCTGTTGCTGATACCGTGATTGTCTCAACAACACCTTGTAGCTTTGCACCGATCTGCGAGGATGTGGATGCTAGAGAGAGTTGTTTGGCAAAGGTTGCAGCCTGTGCAGAGGAAATCGTAAGTGCTAGCGTACCTCCAGTCTTGACCTCTAGTATGTCTGTGTTGTCAGACGTAATCGAGGTTCCAGCGGTAGCTGCATTAAGGACGTTAGCCATTATTAACCTCTACCCAATTGACTGCTTCTTCATCCCATGTGTACATATTACCGTCTGTGGGCATTGCTACTGGAGCTTCCCACTGAGCATTAGCGTTTAGAAGCCAGCTAGCAAAGGGCTTAGGCGGCACAAAGGCGTCAATGTCTGCTCGGTAAGTGTAGCCAATCCCTGCGTAGTTCTTACGCATGTTGCCGTTATAACTTGTCTGCTTCCACGTTCCACCGAGAATCTTCTCTAGATGGGCAGCACCGATGTGTTCTTTCTCAACACCGCTAGCGTCTGAAGTGTCCTTGTTATCAACAACGACAACCTGCGTGACGATGTTGTTTTCATCAATCTTTGCGAAGTGAGCCATTACGCCTCCAGCCTTAAGCCTGTTAAATCCATTTCTTCCCCGACAACACCGACAGGAAAGGTATTAAAACTGAGTGAGATTCTTGTGTCCTCGCCCTTTACTTCAGGAACCATGTGTGTGAGCGAAGAAGGAAAAAGAATCAGCCTGCCAGCATAAGCCTCAAACCACCAACTCTCAGAGTTGTACGGGTTCCACTGGTCAGGAGGAAACTTGATCTGCTGCCAGCCATCTTTGTAGAAGTAAATCCGATCATCAGGGTTGGTCTGGACGTAGAACACACCTGAGATATACGAATTAGGATGAGCGTGTTTGTGGTGGTACTGACCTTGCTCGCTATAGTTGCACCAGCTTTGCGTCACTCTCAGACTTACATTGTGCTTAGGATTGACTGTGGACTTGAAGTATTCCGAAACAGCATCCTCGATAAACGAACGTAGGTTTGTCAGTACAGGGCTACGAAGTACGAAATTATCAGTGCTTGTCGTATTTCCCTGATTCGGTCTTGTCTGTAACTCACGGATGAAGAACAACTCCTCATCGCTTAATGGGCGACCTAGTTCAGCAAAGCCAACAGCTGTCGGAAACAGATTATGCAATTGCATCTTCGATTTCCTTTTGCTTGATGCCCATCTCTTTGAGTTGCTCGTCGGTGTAAATCGTAGGGATGCTGTCCTCAAACTCTCTGATCTTGTCTATCACCCAGTAGACCTCTTCAATACTCGGACAAGGTCTAGGATCATCCCAACGTGTGAATACGTTGTTAGAGATTTCCCACTTCGCACCCGGACGAAGAAGGTGCATAGCTGTGTCTATTCCTAGGAAGCGATATGTTTTTGTAGTCATGTTATTGATTGATTTTGATAATTACGATACCGGAGCCGCCGTTGCCGCTAGTTTGTATTCCAGAAGCTCCATTAGTTCCGCCACCGCCACCGCCACCACTAGTAGCGGTTCCGGATTGATAAACTGGACCATTAGGAGCGTTAGCTCCGTTACCTCCACCACCATAACCACCTATTTTTGTAGCAAACGATGCACTTCCACCTCCTCCTCCAGAATAATATCCGGTAGATGGAGTACCACCGGGACCAGCCCCGCCATAAGATGATGCAAATGATGGACCTTGTATGCCATTGCCACCAATCCCAGCACCTGCTGTATTACCAGCTTGTGAAGCGCCTCCACCTCCGCCACCAGAATTGCTAGGTCCACCTGTATAAGAACCACCTGCATTGCCTTGCCCTGGAACACCCGTTCCACCATTACTAGGACTAGGTGTACCTCCGCCACCACCAGAACCACCGTTTCTGCCGGCAACTCCTGGCGACGTACCACCGCCACCGCCACCTCCACCTGTTGCTACAACACCTGGAGTGGCAAATGGAGACGGGCTAGAACCACCAACTATTGATGATAGACTTCCATCATTTGCTGGACCAGCATTAGACAAACCAGCACCGCCACCGCCAACTGTTATTGTTAATGTTGATCCATTGCTTACGGTTTGCGAAGAACCAGCTAAATAGCCACCTGCACCACCACCGCCACCTAAACCAGAAGCAAAGTTTTCTCGCCCTCCACCTCCACCACCAGCCACGCAGAGATAATCAATACTCGTTACGCCTGTAGGCACAGCCCACGTAGTCGTGCCTTTGAATACAAAGACGGTTTGGCTAGCAACGGTGTACTTTAGGATGACGATACCGGAGCCGCCAGTGCCGCCGGGTTGGTTAGCGGCAAATCCTTTTCCGCCAGAAGCGCCCCCTCCAGTGTTTGCTGCGCCAGCATTACCGGGCGTGTCGTTACCAGTAGGCGTTGTACCTCCACCTCCAATACCACCTGTTCCACCGCTGCCTATATTAAGACCACCTGCTCCACCACCTGCAAAATAATTCCCTGCGCTTGACGTTGCATCACCACTTTTCCCATATCCATTAGCAAATGACGGGCCTAATGAGCCTGCACCACCATTTCCTGCAACGCTAGGAGATGCGTTACCACCGCTAGCACCAGCGCCCCCTCCGCCGCCGCCAACATACAATGACGATGTTCCACCTGAATTACCTTGTGATGGGCTTACAGAAGGTGTGTTACCCGCAGCCCCTGCGGTAAACGGCGCTCCTATTGGATTGCCTGTTGCTCCACCACCGCTTCCACCCGCAGAAGCAGGAGCATTGGTGGTGTTCGTGGCTCCAGAACCCCCGCCGCCACCACCGGCAGAAGTGATTGTTGAAAATACTGAGTTATTACCGTTAGTTCCAGCCGTACTTGCCGATGAAGAACCACCCCCGCCGCCGCCAACAGTAATCGTGTAATCTGTACCCGCTGTTACAGAAAGCCCTGTTCCCGTTCTATAACCACCTGCACCACCACCACCAGAACCACTTCCGGTATAACCACCACCCCCACCACCAGCCACTACCAAATACTCCACCTCTGTCACCCCAGCAGGGCAAGTCCACGTAGAGGTAGCTGTAAAGGTTTGGATGACGGTGTAGCCTGTGACAGGCCAGATGCCCTGACTTTTGGCAATCATCTGCTCTACAAGCGACCAGACACCCTTTGCAGATGCGGTTGTCGGAATATT